GTTGATTTAATTTAAAAATTTTACCGAGAGAGCTTGACTTTTTGAGACATTTTGTGTATAATAATGTTAACCAAAAACGACTTTTGTACGATTTTCTCAAACTTTCTATATATATAAACTTTATGGTTTGTATTGGTTATGTTTGGGATTGTCGTGCTTTGTTGTATTTTTGTATATATTATAAAAAACAAATTTTAAGGTGGTGATTTTTGTATGAATGCTTTAAATAGTGCGAGACGAGAGAAATTCTGTCAGATTATAGCATTAGAAGATGCAGATGGAGCAGATGCAGCTTTCAGAGCAGGGTATGGTGCTGACTCTCACCCGACAAAAGACCAGTATCATACTTTAGTTGCGAGTAGATTATTACAAAGAGAGGATGTTTGTTTGCGTATTAACACTATACGCCAGCAAAATGCCGAGGCAGATAAATATTTTACAAAGTCTTTAATTTCTGATTTAAAGAAGATTATTAAGTTTGATACCTCAAAATACTATAAGTCTAGTAATTGTGTGTTACCTAACGGCAGAACAGTGACAGATTATTATCTTTCGACAGATATACAAAGTTGGACAGCCGAAGATAAGGCTTTAATGTGCAATGGATTTGATGCACAGGGTAGACCTCGTTTTATTGATAAGCAGTGGGCTTGGGAAAAATTATTGAAGATTTATAACCTTGATGGTAAAACTCCAGTAGATATGGAGGATATAATGAGTTTATTTGTAGGTGCAGGCTTACCAATAGGGGTAGTTCCTAATATTCCTCAAAACGGTAATGTAAATTCTTCTTCTCCGAGTTCTAATGACTTAACTAACCTTACCTCTGAAATTGAGCAGGATTTAGAAGATGAGGGGTAGTGATTTGTTATGGGTTATTCCAATCAGATTAAATTAAAACCCTTTAGTGATAGGTATGTTCAATATTATATACGTTGTTTCTCCAATCAGATTAATTGTTTGGAGGGAGCATATAGAGCTGGTAAATCAGTTATCAATATATATTCGTTTGCAAATTATTTAGAGTATTGTGTTGATAAAATTCATTTAGTATCAGGAGCATCTGTTGCGACTGCCAGATTGAATGTATCTGATTGTAACGGCTTAGGTCTTTCTCATATCTTCAGGGGTAGGTGCAAAACTGGTAAATATGAGGGTAATGAGTGTCTTAGGATAAAGTCTAAGGCAGGGGAAAAGATAGTAGTTTTTGTAGGTGGTGGACAATCTGACAGTTATAAGAAGATTCAGGGTTTATCTTTTGGTTCTTGGTTATCTGTCGAATTAGCTAACTTGTACATATCTAATGATGAGAAATGTTTCATCGATATGGCACTTTCTCGTCTAACACAGTCCCATGACCTTAAAGTTTGGTGGGATTTAAACCCAGTGTATCCGAGTCATAATGTATATAAAAAATATTTAGACCGTTATGAAAATCAGCAGGCAGAGGGTAATTTTTATGGAGGCTATAACTTTATGCGTTGTAGTCTTTTTGACAATACTGCCTTATCCGATGAACAGCGAATGAGTTTCTTATCAAAGTATCCAGATAAAAATAGTATGGAATACCAGCGTTATATTATGGGTAATAGGGCTTGTGCAGAAGGCTTAATATTTAGTAATTTTGCTAAAGATAAGTCGCCTTGGATTGTAGATGATTTAAGTAAATTCTGTCAAAGTGTCCAAAAACAATTTATCTCTATCGGGGTAGACTTTGGAGGGAACGGCTCAGATACGACATTTGTTGCCACTTTATTTTACAATAATTATCATGGTATATGTATAGTTGCCAGTGATAAACTTATTATGGCAGGTGGCGAATCTGACGCTAAAGATTTTCATAATAAATTCAAAGAATTTATTTTATTTGTTTCATCTCTTGGTATATGTCCTATAAGATACGCTTTTGGTGATTGTGCAGACCCAGTTATGGTTAGTGAAATGCGTAATGTCGTTAAAGAATTAAAATTGGTTAATCAGATTCGTGTATTAGATTGTCAAAAACATACGATAAAGAAGCGTATAGATACTAAGAAAGTTTTAATGTCTACTATGCATTGGTTTGTATATAAAGATGCTATAACTGTTATCGAATCCACAGAGACTCAGGTATGGGACAATCGTGAGGGACATGAAGATGAACGTCTTGATAACGGCTCAGTGGATATTGATACTGCTGATGCGGAAGAGTATAGTTGGTCTGGTTTCTTAGATAAACTTATTGCTTTCAGTAATTAGGGGGTAGGCTCATATGTGTGTTAATTCTACAAATAAATGTTGTGATACTTGCTGTCGCAATAAACATTGTGTTGGTAAAGATTGGTTTTGTAAATCATGTCGTAGAAGACAGAGTGATTGTAGCATTTATAAATCAAATAAAAATAAAGAGATGTCGAAATAATTTATTAGAAAGGAGTGTTAATAGATGGATTATGGTTCAATCATCAAGTTTGTAACAAATCGCTTCAGTAGCTGTTACACAAATTCAAACTATTACACAAATATTGGCGAGTGGTTAGAGTGGTATCGTGGAAATGTTAAGTCTTTTCACTCTATCAAAGTTTCTAACGGCTTAACCACACCTACTAGAGAGATTTATGCTCTTAAGATGGCTAAACGAGTTTGTGAGGATTGGGCATCTTCTATGTTGAATGAGGATGTGAATATCGTAGTTAACTCAAATAATAAGAAGAGTAGTATTTTCGTGCAAGGCTCTAAAGGAAATAGTGGAGTTCTCGGCTCTAATAATTTTGATGTATTACTTTCTCAAACTATCGAGCAGATGTTTGCATTAGGTACCTCTGCTTTGATTATTGATTTAGATAATATTGCTGTAGATGAGCAGGGTAATGTTGTAGATGGAAGTAAAGCTACGATAAAGTTAAAAAGTGTTAATGCTACTCGTATTATTCCTATTTCTTGGTCAAACGGGGTAGTTACCGAGGCTTCGTTTGTGTCCGAATTAGTTCATTCAGGTAAAACTTATTATGTTGTGAGTTCGCATATCAAAGAAGATGATGGTTATGTAATCTACAATGATTTGATTGATACTAACTATAAAACTGCGAGTTTAAATATAAATCTTCTACCTGTCTTGAGGACAAAGAGTTTAAAGCCACTTTTTTATATAATGAAGACCAATATCACAAATAACATTGACTTAGATAGTCCTATGGGTCTTTCAATCTATGCTAATGCTATTGATACGCTTAAAGGTTGTGACGTTGCGTATGATTGTTGTTTGAGAGAGGTTATTACTGGTCAGCGTATTGTTATGATGAATAAGTGCTTACTTACTACTGATGATAGTGGTAGACCTATTGCACCTCAGGATGTTAAACAAACATATATGCAGTTCTTTGGCGATGATGCTCAATCAGATGTATCTGAGTTTATTAAAGAATTTCACCCTACTTTAAATACTGATGCCTTAGATAAAGAATTACAAAATCAGTTGAATATGTTATCATCTAAAGTAGGTTTAGGTTCAAATTATTATCGTTTTGATAGTTCATCAGGGGTAGTTACTGCTACTGAATATGTAGGGGAACGTAATGATTTTATGCGAAATGCGGTCAAGATTTCTAAGTCTATTAAGATTGCATTAAAAGATTTAGTTCTTGGTATTTTGTTTGTCGGTAAAAATATTCTTGGTGCAAATGTAGATGATAACGCTAAGATAGACATTACACTCTCCGACGGGGTAGTTGAAGATGATACTAAAGAGCGTGAGCAGGATAGACAGGATGTTAGAGACGGTATAATGACTAAGGCTGAATATCGTGCAAAGTGGTATGGAGAAACTATTGAGGAGGCTAAGGCAGTTATTGATAGTATCTCAAATAACAATGTATAAAGTAATAATTAGGTGCGTTTGAATTATTTTGATATATTTTTAACGCACCTATTGACATTTCATTTTTTGTATGTTATAATATGTAAAGATAAAAATTTAGCCGAGGGGCGTAAAATCGTGGAGGTATCTTATGAATAATTTAGATGGTCAGATGACTAATGTAAACGGTCAATTTGTTGCACAGCAACCTCAGATGCAGGCTCAAGTAGTCAATCAGGCATCTGTTGCTCAGCCAGTAGTAGGTGTTCAGCAGACTCAAAACGTTCAGGGGATGTTTACTCAGGAGCAGTTGAATACAATTATTTCTACTCGCATTAACCCTTTGAATCAGAAAATTCAGGAGTTAACCGCACAGTTGGCACAAACTCAGCAGTTATCTCAATCTTACCTAACTGAGTTGACTGGCTTTAAACAGAGAGATGTAGCTAGTAAAGCAGGAGTTCCTGCTCAATTTGTTGATTTCGCTGTATTTGAGGCTAATAAACTTGCAGTAAACGGTAAAACATTTGAAGATGCGATAAAGGAGTATGTTGCGTCAAATGTTCAATTATTCGGGGTAGCTCAAATTGATGGTCAGGTTCAGCAGACTACAGCTCCAGTAGTTATGCCAGCCACACAGGGAGTTGCTAACCCTGCACAGACTAATCAGGTTCAGCAGACTGTTTCACCCGTTGCAGGTCAGGTTGTTCAGGGTGTTCAGGTTAATCCTACTACTCAGGTTGTTGCAAATAGTCAGCCAGCAGTAACTGCTCAAGGCTTACCTAGTACACAGCCAGTTGTAGGTGTTCAACCAGTAGCAAATACCCAGCCTGTAATTCCTGTGCAATACGGTGCGACTAGTGTTCAGACAGCTGGTAATCCAGCAGTTGCAAATAGTGTAGATAGTGCTGTAGATGCGTTCTTAAAAGAGCGAGGTCTTAAAAAATAATTAGGAGGTAGTCGATATGGCTTTAGTAATTGGTGGTAATGCGACAGTTGCGACTGGTATGAGTCCTATTGTCGAGGCAGGTTTATATGCAGATGCTATTTTTATTGATGGTGTTACTTTCACATCTAAATATAATGTAGGTTCTGCAGGACAGATTCAGGTAGAGGTTTATAACGGGGGTAGAGGTTCTAAGCCAGCTCAGCCAGGCAGTGATTTCGCTGATAGAGCTTACTCTAACACTGTAGTTGATATTAATATTAATAATAGTTTTCAGGATTCTGTTAAAGTTCCTAACTATTTTGAGGCTACAATGCCTACAAATGTTCTTATGAATAAAACCCTTGAGGTAACTCAGAAAGTAGGTACAGGTCGTCAGGAATCTGCGTTAGCAGCTTTAGTACATCAGGGAACTGTATCTGCTAATAAAGAAGCTTTAACTGTTGACAATATTAAGGATGCTGTTCTTGCAGAGCGTAAAATTCTTCGTAAGAAGCATGCAAAGCCTAATGTAGTTATCGCTTCTGTTGATACTTACTCTCTTATGTTAGAGGTAGCAGGTAAAGAATATACTCCTCTTTATAATGATGATGTTATTCGTCAGGGTAAAGTTGGTTTATGGTTAGGTATGTTATGGATTGAGGCAGATTTACTTGATGGTTCTACTGTAGACTATCAGTATCTTGATGTTTCAGGGGTAGCTAAAGTTGTAGATACCTCTAAAGTAGGCTTCATTATGTATGATGCTAACGCTTACTCTATCATTGACCGTCTTGATACTCTTAGAGTTAAGGAGTCTGAAAACTTCTCAGGTTCTAAGGTTCAGGAGGAGCTTGTATCTGGCTTTAAGGTTACTAATGCGAACTGTGTTTCTGTTAGAACTGTAGATGAAGATGCAGCCTAGTTTAATCGTCTGATTTTGCCATATAATTTAAAGTGAGAGTTAACCTATTAACTTAGGTTAACTCGAAACTTTAAGTTTATTTATATATCATTTAGTTATTATCAATTAAATGATTTATAAATGAATTTAAAGTGATTTGGATTGCAGAGGTGGTTTTATTTTGGCTAATGTGCATTTAAATTCAGCTAGGAAGGTTAAAAATGATGAGTTTTATACTCAATATTGTACTGTTGAAAATGAATTGGTTCATTATAAAGATTACTTGAGAGGTAAAATCATATATTGCAATTGTGATATGCCTAGTAGTAATTTTGTTAAGTTTTTGAATGAGGTTAAAGAAGATTGGCAGATTAAAGATGTTTGGCACACCTCAATACAAGAGGGTTATTCATTTGATAGTGAATATTCTCTTGATTTGTTAAGTAAATGTGATGTGGTTATAACTAATCCACCGTTCAGTTTAGCACGTCAGTTCTTTGATTTATTATTTGAGTATAATAAAGATTTTTTAATAATTGCTAGTGCTATACAAATAAACTATAAACCGTTGTTCTATAAAATTATGAATAACGATATAAATATTGGACTTACGATACATACTGGTAAAACTAAGTTTTTGTGTGATAACGTATTAAAAGAGGTTAATGTTAGATGGTTTACCAATATTAAACCAGATATTGAGTGTGAACCACCTTTCATACAAACAGGGGTAGTCGATTATGAATATGAATTTTTCGATGATACTGACATTATAAATGTTCCTAGTTATAAATTAATACCAGATAATTATACGGGTATTATGGGTGTTCCTATAACGTGTTTAGATAAGTTAAATAGAAAACAATTTGAGATTGTAGGTTATAGTGCAGCTAATTATTATTATGGTAATATACCTTGTTATGCTAGGGTTGATGGTTATGCTGTATTTGCGAGATTATTAATTAGGAGGTGTTGAGTTTGGTAAATGTAGATTATAATTTCTACAAAGATGTATATTTCGGGGTAGTTTCCGAGGACTTGTTTAACTCTAAACTCCGAGAGGCTATTAAGTTAGTTGAAAATCGCACTAATAATCGTATAAGTAATATTAATGACGATGATACAAACGAGTCTTTAGTTATGGACATTAAGTTATGTATTTGTAGTGTTGTTGATAAATGTATAGATTATTCAGCCACAGGTGGTAAAGTAATTACCTCTCAAAGTTCTGGTAAAGTGTCTGAGTCTTATGTTACAAACAATAAGATGAGTATGGAATCAGATGTAGCTAAAGTAATTGTAATGTGGCTTTCGGGGTATGGTCTTACAAATTGCATTTGGATTTGAGGTGATTAATTTGGTATATAACGATACTGTATCTATATTTGATAGTGTAGAGACAGATGATGGTTTAGTAATATTACAATACATTTTATCAGGTGTTTTTTTAGAAACCTCATCTGGAGTTACATTAATAGGAGATGGAGAAAAGAAAAACTATAATGCTTCACTAATCATACCAAAAAACTTTAAGTCGACAGACAAATATGTAAAACCTAAGATTTGGGAGAGACTTTCATTTGAAGAAAAACTTAATCACTTCACCTTACGAAGTGGTCAGATAATATCTCGTATTGAGGAGAGTATCTCATGCGAGTCTTTTAATCAGATACTAAACGAATATGATGATTCTTTCACGGTAATCGGGGTAGAGACCTTTGATAAAGTCTTACCTCATTTCGAGGTTGTATGTAAGTAGGTGATATTATGGTAGTTACAAATTTATCTCAATTGAGAGGTGCTTTATCTGTTGTAATAAATAAGTCTACTGACAAACGAGTTATCTCAGCCCGTAGAGCTTTGGCAAATGAAATTATTAAAGATACTGAAGATTTTGTTCCATATGATACTGGTGCATTATCTTCTAGTGCTACGGTGTTGAATGATGGTAAAACTATTGCTTACACTGCAGACCATGCCGAATATGTAAATAATATGCCAGAGTCCTACAATTTCGATAGGTCTATTCATACACAGGCGACATCACATTGGGTTGATGCCAGTGTGACATTAAATCGTGATAAGTGGTTAAGTAATTTTAAGAAGAGAGTTGGTGGTAAATAGTGGCTACAATAGTAAATGATACTACAAATAAACAAGCCTTAGTTCCTGTATCGGAGCAGATGTTGCTTGTTAATTATGTGATAGAGTTAATCAAAGATTCAGGATTCTTTAAAAATTTGGATATTAAGATTAATTTCTTAGACGCAGATAAAGATTGTATGTGTGTTCGTTTATCTGATGATAATGTAAAAACACACGAATATGTAGATGGTAGTTATGATGCTCAGATAAGATTTTCTCTAATATATCGTAAACTCAATATATCTGGGGTATCCGAACGTGTCAATACTATTGACTTAATAAATCAGTTTGGGATATTTCTTGAGTCTTTAGACTATTTTGAGTTTGAGCATGATACAATAAATATTGATAGCATAAGTCAATTAACAAACGCAGGACTTATCTATCGTGATTCTAGTGGTATCGAAGATAATAGTGCAAACTTTATCTTAAGATATGAAAATAATTAAGGAGGTAGTCAAATTATGGCTGGTATTAAATCTCAGAAAGTTAAGTCAAGTCTTATGGCAGTGTATCTTGGTGTAACTGTTGATGCAGAGACTTACAATCGTGTAGGTGCTAACTGTGAGTCCCTTACTGTTAACCTTAATCCTACTGAAACAGATTATGCTGATGTAACTATGGATGTTACTCAGACAGATTTGGAGTCATATAAAGTGACTGTTGAAGGCACTGGTAAATACGCTAAAGGCGACCCTATTTACGAGTTGTTTTACAAACTTTATCGTGGACAGATTGTATTGGATGATGCTAAGTTCCCATTACTTATCGTGCATAGATTTGATGATAACAAGGCAGACTTGTATGAAAATACGACAGTAGTCCTTAACTCAATCAATCTTACTGGTGCAGAATCACTTGAGGTAGATTTTAAGTTATCTTGTAATGCTTCACCTAAGGCAGGTATTGCTACTGTGACAGCAGCAGATGATTATAAGACAGCTACTTTTGTACCTGGTAGTACAGATTCTGGCAAGTCTGAGGGTGACGGGACAGAGTAGGAATAGTTTAGCTTATTCGGGGTAGTTGGAGGGGTGACTTAAATTAGTTAGGTTGCCCCTTTAATTCAATAAATTATAGGAGGTTTTGATATGTTAAATCGTGAACAGCGTAGAGCACAGTTAAAACAATTAGGTAAAAAATTTTCAGGTATTGATGTTACTAAGGGAACATTAGATATTCCTATTAAAGATAGTGATGAAAAACTTGTATTGGATTTGATGAATTTCGATACGGTTTATTATTTATCTGAGATGTGTGAAAAATTCACAAATCTTCAGGAGTCTTATGCAGAGGATTTCGATGCTATTGATAAGATAGCAGATAATAATCGTAAATCTATGGCAGTTATTAGAGTTTACAAAAAAGTTATTGATGATTTCTCAATGTATATTGATAAAGTGTTTGGCGAGGGTTCTACTCAGAAAGTGTTTGGTAATAAGGCTCCAATGCCTCAAGTTATCGGAGAGTTTATTGAAGATATTTCTCCAGTTATGCAGGCTGTATCAATTATGTTGGAGAGTGAGGGGGTATCCCAGAGCACTAATATTCAATCTGTTTTATCATCATCTAATGTTACAAAATACTCTGGAGATAGATTAGGTAATGTATAATATGTTATTAGACAGATACCCTACTGAATATAGAGGGTATCTGTTACGGACTGATTACCGTATAGGTATTCAGATTACTTTAGTCTTAGAGGATTTGGATTTAGAAGATGATGAGCGAATGTTAAAAGCCCTTGAGTTATTATATGGATATGGTATCCCAGATGATATTATGCTTGCGATAAACGGTCTTAAGTGGTTCATGAGCTGTGGTAAATCATGTAGTGGCGATTCTTCTGAATATTTAGATATTGCCGATATCGACGATGAAGTCGAAGATAGTGTATCTTCTAACGGAAAAATAGCTTATGATTTTGAGATTGATAGTGATTTGATTTACGCTTCAATGTTTACTCAATACGGGGTAGAGATTGATAAAGAAAAAATGCACTGGTTTAAATTTATCGCAATGTTCAGGTGTCTTAAAGATACCGAGTTGAATGATTTGATGTACTATCGAACAGTTGATATTTCCAAATTACCTAAACAGCAGCAGGTTGAAATGCGAAAATTGCAGGATAAATATCGTATCCGTAAAGTTACTGCTCAGCGTAAATCTGAATTAGAGGCTTGTTTTGGTAGCGAGTGGAGACAGCATATTTAGTTTTGAGGTGATGATTTTATGATTGTTCAGATTAATGAAACTGTTTATGATATGCCAGTCACCTTATTTGATAAAACTATTGAAATTGCACTTGAAAAAAATTCTTCGAGGTATTTTATATATTGTTTAGTCTTGAAGGATATTCACATCTTAGCTAATGATTTTTTTGACGAAAAAGAGCCATTCTTGGAATTACTGCTAAGTTATGTGGAAAAAGGGTTCGATGTATATTTCGTGGAGGAAGGTGTCAAGTGTGTCGAATATGGCAAATAACCGTATAATTTGCCCTTATTGTGGTTATAGATTGCCAATTTCATTTAGTTCGACAGCGTGTTGTAAAGAAATTTCGGTAATTTGTAAGGGGCGTAATTGTAAAAAGAGTTTTAATGTTATTATCAAAGACGGTGTCCAAAAGAACTTAGTTCCAGATGATGATACTATTTATGCTTTTCAGCAGGTTTTTGGTAAAGATTATAAAAAACATATTCTCGATGTGTTCGGGGTAGTTATATAAATTGTGTTCAAGTAGAGCCATTATGTGCCGATGAACTTTCATTCTATTTTGGAGGTGGTACATAATGGCTGATTCTATTGTAGTTCCTGTTCAGGTCAATGTCCAAGTCAATCAGCAACAACTAAATAGTGTGAGTAGTCAAATTACAAACATAGTAAATAAATCTAAGGGCTTTTCTTCCAAAGATTTTTTCGCACCTATCACAAATAGTGCTAAGAAGCTATCTAAAGGCTTATTAGGTGTTCAGAAAAATGTAGGTAGTTTGTCTAACGCTTTTGCAGGTTTAAAAAATATCGCCTTAGGAGCTTTGAGTCTAACTGCACTTGTTAGATTAAGTAAAGAGTTATTAAAACTATCTTCTGACTTAATTGAGGTGCAAAACGTAGTTGATACTGTATTTGGCGATATGGCAAATGATATAAATGAGTTTGCTAAATCAGCCTTATCTTCATTTGGTCTTACTGAATTGCAGGCTAAACAATTTTCGTCTACAATAGGTGCAATGCTTAAGGCTATGGGTGTGAGTAAAGATGCTACTCTTGAGATGTCTGAGGGTATCACTAAACTCGCAGGAGATGTTGCTTCATTTTACAATTTAGACCATGAGGAAGCTTTTACTAAATTAAGAAGTGGTATTTCTGGTGAGACTGAACCAATGAAGGCTTTAGGTGTTGTAATGACACAAACTAACCTTGAGGCTTATCGTTTAGCTCAGGGTATTGAGACTTCATATACTGCTATGTCGCAGGCAGAGAAAGTTGCTTTAAGATACAATTTTATGCTTGATGCATTGTCTGATGCACAGGGAGATTTCAGTAAAACTCAGGGTTCTTGGTCAAATCAGGTTCGTATTTTAACTGGACAGCTTCAGCAATTAGGGTCTATACTTGGTGGTTTCTTGCAGCAGATATTGTATCCAATATTAACTGTAATGAATCAGATATTATCATTAGCTATTTCAGGTGCTTCTGCTTTAGCTAAGATGTTTGGTTTTGATATGAAGAGTATTCAGGCTAATCAGGGGGTATCTGGTGGAGTCGTTGATTCCAGTGGTGCAGACGCTATGGGAGCACTTGCAGATAATACTGATGAAGCGACAGATGCTCAGAAAAAGCTTAATAAGGAGCAGAAAAAGGGCTTAGCTAATATTCATGACTTAAATGTATTATCATCAAACAAATCTTCTGATTCTTCCTCAGGTGCAGGGGGTAGTTCAGGAGGGGCAGGTGGTATAAGTTTTGACATTGCAAAATATAAACCAGTTGACCCAAATAATAATCCTATTTCGTCAATGTTCAATGACTTAAAATCGGCAATTGAGCGACACGATTGGAGAGGTTTAGGTTCTTTATTAGCAGATAGGGTTAATAGTGTATTTTATGGTATTGACCTTGCTCAATATATACCATCAGTTGTATCAGGTGTATCAGCTATTGCAGAAGTATTAAATGGTCTTACACAAAATATTAAGTTTGAAGAAATAGGCAGAGTCTTTGGTGAGGGTATTAACCTTATTGTTGCAGCTGTAAATAGTTTCTTTGATACTTATGATTTTGTATCATTAGGACAGCAATTAGCCAGAGGTTTCAATAGCCTTGTAGATACTGTTGATTTTACTGCTTTAGGTGTGTTCTTAACTAATAAGATTAACGCTTTATTCCAGACAATAGCAGGTTTTGTTACTTCTTTTGATTGGGCTAATTTAGGTTTAAAATTTGCAGAGGGTATAAATAGTATATTTAGTAGTTTTGATTTTGCATCTGCATCTATTAGCATTTATGGTCTAATAAACGGGGTAGTTGAAACGATAGGCACTACAATACTTAATATTGATTGGGTTAGTTTGGGCAGTAATTTTGCCACGAGTTTTTCTACAATCTTTAGTAATATTGATTATGGTATGATACTTGCCACAATTATATTAGGTCTTAGTGGTTTATTAACTGGTATATCTACTTTCCTTGCCGAGATTGATTGGTCATCAATTGGAGACCAGTTATCTACTGGTTTTAATCAGGCTATTGGTGTATTAGGTGATATTGATGTAGGCACAATAGCTTCAAATCTAATAACTGGTGTTACTAATATAATTGGTATGTTAGCAGATTTCATCAAAAATGTAGATTGGATGGGACTAGCAGCCACCTTATATGCAGGTGTTAGAGATGCTATTTTAAGCATTGATTGGGGGGGCTTAATAGCTTCAATTGGCGAGTTAATATTTAATGCATTGGGTGCTATATGTACTATGGTATTAACTATTGTGACTGGTCTTATTATGGATGTAGTTAACATATTATGGTCAATAGCAGGTAAAATAGCCGAGTTATTAAGTAATATATTAGCTTTGGTCGCAGAGGTTTTAGGAAATATTGTAGGTTGGGTTATTGCTAAAGTTTACGAATTAGGTAGTGCAATAGGCACTTGGATTTCTGAGTTAATTACTAATATAGGCACTTGGTTAAGTAATATTTGGACAGCCATTTCTACTTGGTTTACTACTTTAGTGACTGATATTGGCACTTGGTTGGGTAATGCACTTACTACTTTATCTAATTGGTTTACTAGCTTACCTAGTACAATAGGTGGTTGGTTAAGTAGTGTAGGCAGTACGATATCTACTTGGGCTTCAGGTATTTGGTCTGACTTTACTGGTTTCTTAGGAGATATTGTATCTTATATCACAGGCACTTTCAGTAATGCTTGGGATAAGGCTTGGACAGGTATTAAAGATGTATTTAGTGGTATTTTTAAATCAATCGGGGGTATCTTTAAGAGCATTATCAATACCGTTGTAGATGCTATTAATGTTGTTATTGATGCTATCAATACTATAAGTTGGGATGTTCCAGATTGGGTTCCAGGCATAGGTGGTTCTACTTTTGGTTTTGATATTCCTAATGTGCCTAGATTGGCTAACGGAGCAGTAATACCACCTAACCACGAATTTTTAGCAGTGTTAGGTGACCAGAGACGTGGTGTTAATATTGAGACACCTTTGGCTACAATGTTAGATGCATTTAGATTAGCTCTTGCAGATTACGGTAGTGATGACGGAGGAGATATTATCATCCCAATCTATATCAATAATGAATTGAGTTCTGAGGAGATAATCAGACGACAGGATATCGCTAGATACCGTAGTAATGGAAAATAGAGTTTTCATATTGACTTATTACAATGATTGTGGTATAATAATCATTGTAATAAGTTTAGGAGGTGTTTATATGGCATTATTAACTGTAGATGGTGTAGAACTACGTGAGCCATCTAAATATGACATAACTTATAAAGATTTGGATTCTGATAATAGTTATACAAGTGAGACTGGTATACTTAATCGTGATATGATTCGTTCAAATCAGCATACTATTTCTGTAGGATGGGACAGATTAACTGCCGATGAAATGAAAACAATTCTTCAGGCAGTTAGTGGTAAATCTGAGTTTCAGCTTACTTATTTTGATTATTATACTATGTCGTATCAGACAGGTCGTTTTTACGCAAATGATAGACAGGGTGTGGGTAAGAAGGTTAGAAAAATACGAGGTCTTTTTTCACTTTCCTTTAACATAACTGAATTTTAAGATTGGTGGTGTTTTTATGATAAATATTTCTGAGGCTTTAACTGAATATTTAAGTTCTACCACGAGATTGCTTGGTCAATATGTTAGAGTAGAAATCACCACTAAGTATGGTGTCCAATATACAATAAATGATGCCGAATTGAGCGGGGGTAGCATTAAGTTAAGTAAAAAATCAGTTAGTGGTAGTACCTTTGATATTGGCGAATGTTATATAAATGAGGTTTCTTTAACTATTATTGACAAAACAAATAAATTCTCTGAGAGCTTTGATAATGCCGAAATGTCTGTGTTCTTTGGTGTTAAGAATGATGAATTAGGTTTAGATGAAGAGGTTCAGCTTGGTAAATTTATTATTCCACCAGATACTACTATTAGAAAAATAACTGCTATTCAATTAGTAGGTGATTCATTTTTATCTAAATTAGATTTGCCTTTAAACGGTGTATCTACCTCAGGTAAATTGTTTGCTTTGGTTTCGTGGTGTTGTGATGCGTGTGGTATTGAATTTGCTTTAACTGAAGATGAGTTTAATGCACTTTCACCTAATACGTCTTACACGTATTATATAAATGCAGACTCAGCTATCGAATCTTATCGTGATGTTATCATGTATATAAGCCAGATTATTGGAGGTTTTGCCACAGATACAAATGAGGGTAAGTTGACTTTTAAAGTGTATAGCTTATCAAATGATGTATTTAATATAAACAATGATACTATTGCATCCAGTAAATTAGGTGACTCAGATTTCAAATTAAATGGTTTGAGTTTAAAATTCGGTGATAAGATTATTTATGCAGAGGGAGATTTTAATTCAGATTATTTACTAGAGTTAGACAGTAATCCTTTACTTGATTTACTAACTGAAGATGTAGTTACTGTTGTTTTAAATAATATATGGAGTCAAATAAAAGATATTCCATTTAGGTCTTTTGACTTCCAATATAACGGTAATCCTGTTTTAGAGTGTGGTGACATTCTTAACAATGATGTTCGGGGTATCCATAGTTTCATAACCAGTTTATCTTGGACTTATCATGGTAAAAGCTCAGTAGTAGGTGCTTCACTTGATAAACGTGTTAAAACTCAATCCCAAAGTGTTAAGAAGGCTTCAATGTCTGGAGGTAGTGGTGGTAGTTCTTCAAATGAACTATCAATTTTGCGTTATATAAATACTGAGGATTATAAGTTAAGTAGTCTTAGTAGAAAAATCGTACAAATGTATTTTATACTACCATCAGGGGTATCCCCTTTATTGACATTTACTATGGTAGTTAAAACCGAGTTGACGGGTTTAGTTTCATTACAAATTATGTATGATAATGTTGAAATGATTTATAAACCTCGTAATCATATGGGTTTGGGTTATCACACATTTTCGTTCACTAAGTCTTTAGATGCTTCAGATTCTGAAATGTTACACTCATTATCTATTTATGCTACTTTCATAGAGGATGCAAATCAGGAGATAGATTATATAACTCCTTGTTCTGTTGCTATTTATGATTTAGAGGCTAATATTATGGGTTGGAAAGCGACTACTGGCACACCTAGTTGGACAGGTCGTTATGAAATTACCGAGACCTTTGGTTTATTCGGTATTTCAAATGATAACCTTAATATTTTACCTTTCAGTGTGAGCGAACCTACTTTTAGCTTTGATGTTGCACCTGTATACGGGCAGATTATTCAAATGAATGCATCAGAAGCAGTGTTAAGTGGTAGTTCTAAGTTACGTTCTAATTCTTCAGCTTTAAGTGGTTATGATATTGACTATATTGGTGACTATCCAGATGATGGTGCTTTATGGTCGATTGAATTAGATGTTGATAGTCATATAATTCTGATTGTTAAGGCAGCTTCAGGTGATGATAGATATTTAGATGTATATATTGATGATGTTCTTGTATCTAACGATTTACTGTATAATTCTGGTAGTTATAATGATGATATTGAGCAGACAGTTGTAACTGATTATGCATTATCTGCAGGCACTCATACAATCGGGGTAGGTAAAGATACTGGTTCTTATGCACCTTTAGTTGATTATATTATAGTTAAATGCGAGGTTTAGGAGGTTGATATTATGGCTTTAAAAGGTAAGACAGTTATTCAGTTATATGATGCAAAAACTGGCGAATTAGTAGAAACTATTGAAAAAACAAATCTTGTTACAAATGCTGTTAATAATGTATTAAACGGGGCATTAAATGCCTTAGCTTATACGAGTAATAATAATAAAGGTAGGCATTATGGATTAGATTACTTATTTGATTTTCCTAGTGGTTATAATTTAGCAAAATCATTGTTAGGGGGTATCCTTGTTTTTTCAAAACCTATCGAGGAGGATGTAGAGCATGTAATACCTAGCATAAGTGAGATTAAATCATTTATTGGTTGTGGTAATCAGGGTGCAGCTATTTCAGGTAATACTTTTAAAGGTGCAATAAATAGTTCTGAATCTGAGCAGGGCGATAACTATATTAAATTCGTATGGGATTTCACGACAGAGCAGTGTAATGGCGATATTGCTTGTGTTTGTTTAACATCGGATTGTGGTGGTTGTTTAGGTTATGGTTTTGATGCAATTTCTTCTGAGAGTGATGCTCACCTTATTGGCAGATTAGGGGAAAATATGTGGTCGACAGCTATAAGTGATGATTTTAATTACTCTTATGTTTATAATCCTATGTTTTGGAGCAGTTTTACTGATAGTAATGACCACGATTATTATGTTAGTGATGGATATTTTTATTATGTATATAGGGATAAAGTGTATAAGTATGATATTAGTAAATTGACAGATAAATCTAAAGTAGGTGTAGAGTTAACTAGTCAATTTGCTTATGGTAATGTTTCAGCATATGATGAGATGATTACAATAACAAATTTCTCTTATGCTACATTTAATTGTGCAGATGATGATTGTGTATACGAATTTGATTCAAGTCAGGGTGATAGTGCTTATTTAACTTTGATTAAAGTTAGTGGTAATGCAGTTACTGAAACTATTAATATACCTACTACAAATGTATTAACCTCTTTATACGCTTACCATAATAATACTAGCCGTTTAAGTCAAAGAATAAAAATATTCAGTGAGAGTGGTATTATATATAAAGATAAAATCTACTTTTTAACTGGTAGAGTTAATAATAGTAATTTAGAGACTTATCCAAATAAGTTAAGAATGTATGTTTTATCTTTCGATGGTAGTTTTACTTACAAAGATATTGAGTGTACACCGACAGTTGTTTCATTATTATTTGGCACTTCTTCTGTTGGTGGTTATGTAGATTCGACTATGGATGTTAGATTTGTAAAAATATTTGATACTTTATTTCTACAGTCTAAAGATTCTACAAAGGGTTATAAATATTTTATGGTAGATGAAGAGGGCACTATATCGGGGTATCCTATCTTTGCCACTAACGGTAGTTTATATTATTACGGTTCTAGTTTACACGTTAATAATCCTTGGTTAAAAGCCCCATGGGTATCATTTAAATTTGCAGGTAACGGTGGTTGCGAGGCAATTAGCCTTATTCAGGGTTATCTTGGCACAATAAATAATCAGGATACTATTTTAACAAAAACTGCTGACAAGACTATGAAGATTATATACACTTTAACTCAAGAATAGGAGGGATATTATGAAAAGTTTTTTCGTATCAATTAAGTTTGTTTTATCGGCAATAGGTGCTTTTATTGCCAGTGCATTAGGTGGTTGGAATACCGTATTATCTTTATTAGTGGTTTTGATGGTTGTTGATTTAATCACTGGTTTTAGTTTAGCTGTAATCTCTAAAGAGGTTAGCTCAAAGAAGATGAGACAGGGTATTCTTCGTAAACTTGTTACTTTTCTTATGATTTATGTAGGTTATAAGTTGGATTGTGTGATGGTAGCTAGTTTAGGAGCACTTCCAGACCTTTGGGGTATCTCTCTTAGTGCTAAAATGTTTTTATCTGTATATTTCTGCTTTGAGGAAAATATATCTGTGTTAGAAAACTGTGCTAGTTTGGGAGTTCCTTTTCCAAAGTGGTTACGCTCAATGTTGCAGCAGGTGTCTGATGATATTAACGGTTCTACCCCAGATGAACTAATTAAACTTGTAAAGAAGATTTTGAGTTTTTTCGGTAAAACTGGAGATTCAAACGATAAATCAGACACAGATACAAACCCTCAATAGTGTACATATATTTAATCAGTTTAAAAACTGCAAAGTCTCGATTTAGTACAATTATTAGCCCAAGATGGCTAAAAATCTATAATATAGAAGAAATTTTTAAAGTTAAATGTGTATATTTTAAGTCTTGTAGCCATTAGCATATGCTAGTGGCTTTTTTCTTTGATTTTATCTGATATTACAATAATCTTTATTGGTATAAAACTTGGATTATCCGTAAATCTTAGTTTTTCTAATGTGTTACTTTGTTTACCTCAGTTTAAATTATATTGTTATAATTAAAAAACTTGGATTTTCCGTAAATCTTAGTTTTACTAATATTTGTTTTGGTAATCCGAGTTTAAATTATATTAAATGTCCAGTTAATAAAAACTTGGGTTTTCCGTAAATCTTAGTTTTCGAGGAGGTGATTAAATGAGTTTCAATATTAAGTCTATTCGTGATAGTTTTATTAACACTGATATTCGGGGTAGCATATCTATAATCAATACTTTAGATTTAAAAAATATTATTGCTCTAGCCAGGAGAGCCGAGAGTAGTGAAAATGCTCTATTTGAAGCTGAGAGTCGTATAATTGAACTTGAGCGTGAATTAAATGCTTTAAAATGTAATCAGGTTGAACCTCAATCTGTTAATTTAGTTGTTAATTCACAAACTACAAATATTGATGTAAATATTGATACTTCAATAACTTTAGTAAAAAATGATGTTGTTGCACAATCTATACCAGATAGTAATGAAGATGATGATAACGGTTTTGAAATTGGTAAACAGCATTATCGTAGGCAGGGTGAAATAAATAAAGTGAAGATAATTGCTTTAGCTGTTCGTGGTTATAAACCTGCCGATATTGTGGATTTAGTATTAAAATCAGAGCACCCTAAACGCAGGTATACAAAGGAATATATATCTTCTGTATATAGCCCTAAGACACCTAATGAAATTAATGATATATTAGGTATGTGTAATTCAAATATTGAGTTTCTTGAGGGGGTATCCTTAGAGGCTGTTAAAACCTTTATAACTGCTCGATATATGCGTAAAGTGAATAGGAGGTCAAAGTAATATGGGTAATAATGAATTTAGAGTAGATGAAGAAATTGTAAATCTAGATGGTAGTAATATAAAGATAACAAATATTGAGCCTAGTGGTTATAATTATTCATTAGTTAAGTCTTGTGTATTTAGTAGTTTAGTTGCCGAGTTAGAGAGTTTAAAACAATTACTTGAGGAGCATAAAATACCTGTTCGGGGTAGTCGTAGTGTTGTTAAAAAACAACTTGATTCACTACAATCTGCTATTGAGGAGAGAGATAGTGATTTAGAGACCTTACGTTATCAATTAAGTGTCGCACAAAATAAGATTAGAGAGTTAGAAAAAACTAAAGATGATAATGTAGCTTTTAATAATTCTTTTTTAAATCGAATGTACTTTATAGGTTATCTTAATTGTTATTATACTAGAGGACAATTGCTTGAAAAAATGTGGTTAAGTCAAGATTTAAACCTTGAAGACTTTAGAGATTTGTTAGATGAACTTATCAAAATTAAGAATAAAGAAGTTTAGGAGTTTATTTTCTATATGCTTGAGTTAATCATATATTAATCAAACAAAAGTGAATAACGATTCGATTATATCTTTTCCGATTTCATTTTTGACAGCTTGATACTATTTTATATTAACAAATGAATGATAGTTATAATTATTTCTTCGTTGATTTGATTTTAACTATCGAGTGTAGGAGGTTTTAATATGTTGAATGTAGTACAAAAATTGCAGCTAGTTAATAGTGCTTTATCTTATCTTGATAGTGAGCACAAAATGTTAGACACTTATAAGTCTAGATACACTGCTTTAGTTGAAAAAACTATGGCAGATGAGGATGTTAGTTGTGAGACTATGCAGATGTTATTTACTCTTAGGGATTATATTTCAGAGCTTGAGAGTTGTATGACAGATTTACTTAATTTGTTTGTTGAGTTTGGCACTGGTAGAGCAGAGCATAATGCAGAAGCTATGAATAGCATTGTAACTAATAACGATAATAAAAATAATATTTAGGAGGTATTCATTATGGGATTAAATGCATTTAGTACAAGAGGTTCAAGAGAGTTTAATAAGTTAGCAGAAATCAATAAGGCTATTATGAATAATAATGTAGGCACAAATAGGGGTAGTGATGACCGAGGCTTATTTGCCGAGTTTACTGCTTATTTCAGAGGTGTTAGTTGTGTGTATCGTGTTTATACTGATGGTTATGTGATTTATAGAAAGTTATTAGGTGATTCAGATTTTAGAGAGTTAAATGTTACTACTTGTAAGAATAATACTTATCCAGAGGTTCGTATTGATAGCACACCTATTAAGTTGTATAATTTAGTTCACGCTTGCTTCGAGCCTAATTTCTGTGATTGGTTTGAGAGAGGAGCCAGAAAAGTAGTTAATCATACTGTATCTACTGATTCTAGGTATGATTATAGTTGTGGTTTAGTTCCTCATGCATCTGTTTGGGCAGACTTAGATTATACCGAGGTAGTTACAATCTCTGAAAACAATAGACACGGTAAATTCGTTAGTAAATATCAGCTTGCTAATGTATATGTTTCAGCTTTTGATATAGATGATTTACTTAATGAGTTTAAGCAGTATGCTCAATCTATCGGGGTAGCAGATATTTTAGATGTTCCTGCAGACCTTAGATGTAATATTGTTGTAAATTACTATAATGCTAAGTGTTTGCTTAATTGTGACGGTAAACCTAAGAGAGTTGATTTCCGTTAGTAAATAGTGTATTGTACATAATAAATAATAGGGCTTTCAATCAGTAGATTGAGAGTCCTTTTTTAATGTTTTGTTTTATTTTATTAAGATTTTTTACTACTTTAAGTTGATAGTTGAGATGAATTATCTATACTTGATAATAGGTTGAATGATAAGATGAATGTTGAGATGGATTATCTATACTTAATGATAGGTTGTTAGATAAGTTCGTAAAGTAAATTCTAAGTTTTAGTTAATTCTGAGATGAAAGCTAAGATGAATTATCTATACTTGATAATAGGTTGAATGATAAGTTGACAGTTAAGATGAATCATTATAAGTAGAGGTTAGCTTGTATAATTGAGTTATAAGTGTAATTCGCATATAAAGACTTAACTCTAGCAATTCAGATAACTCTAGCAATAATAATCTACTTAGACAATTCTCTCAATACTGCCAGTCTTAGTAATCTCTAGCATTTCGCATAGGTAGACTTAACTCTGACAATTCTCTCAAATTTGCCATATAAATTCAATCACTTTAATAAACAATCAGCACCGAGCAGTTCTCGTCTTTATTTCGCTCAATCTCTAAGTTTATTAGGTGATTTACTATAATAAGTAGGCACTGGGCATTTTCGCATATATATATAGACTTATCTCTAGCCACTTAGTTAATATTGTTAATATCGGCATATACCGAGCAGTTCCGTCTTATATCAAACATTAATAGATTATTCATATATTTAGTGATATAAATATTGACTTTTTTATTACTTTATGTTATAATAATTGTCAATGAAATAGGAGGTGTTGATAGATGACACGTAATGAGTTTATTGAGCAAATTGCACCAATAGTTGCGAGATTAGCAAAAGAATATGGTATCTGCGTAGTCAGCCCAATCATAGCACAGGCTTGTTTAGAATCTGGTTATGGTAGTTCTAATAAGGCTAAGTACAATAATTTCTTTGGCTTAAAATATCGTGAGGGTAGGGTTTCTTGCCATTCAGGGACTTTTGTCGATGGTAGTAGTGAGCAGTTAGCAGATGGTTCTTATGTTCCTATAACCGACCAGTGGTATGCTTTTGATACTATTGAAGATGGTATTAGAGGTTATTTCCAATTCATAAGTATCTCTCGTTATCGCAATCTTATCGGGGTAGTTGACCCTTATGAATACTTAAAGTTAATTAAGGCAGATGGTTATGCGACATCAATAAACTATGTAGACAATGTGTATAAAACCCTCACCTCTAACAATTTACAAATATATGATAGGCTTTTACTTGATGAGGAGGTGTTCAAAATGAAATATAATGATATCAATAAGCCTTTGGTATGTATGCAGACAAATAGCACTTGCTATAAGGGCACTAAAACTATGAAGATACTTGGTATATTATTTCATAGTACAGGTACAAACAATCCTAACCTTTGTAGATATGTTCAGCCATCTGAGGGGGTAGCAGATTACAATGAAATGCTTTCAATATTAGGTGTTAATAAATACCATACTGATTGGAATCATATTGAGAGACAGGCAGGTTTAAATGCTTGGATTGGTAAACTTGCCGATGATAGTGTTACAACTGTTCAGACAATGCCTTGGAATTTCAGACCTTGGGGTTGTGGTAAGGGTTCTAGGGGTAGTTGTAATGATGGTTGGATTCAGTTTGAGATATGTGAGGATAATCTCTCTGACGCTAATTACTTTAACAAAGTTTACAATGAAGCTGTAGAGTTAACTGCTTATTTATGTAAGATGTATGGTCTTAATCCTTATGGTAATGTTATGATTTCAGGGGTAGCTATTCCAGTGTTAACTTGCCATGCAGATGCTCATAAATTAGGATTTGGTAGTAATCATGGAGATATCAATCACTGGTTTCCTAAGTATGGTAAATCAATGCAGACAGTTAGAGATGATGTTGCAAAGTTATTAGCAAATAGTAGTGAAGATACAAACTCCCCAGCACCATCTACACCATCTGTTCCATCTGATAATGTTAAGTGGTATCGAGTTAGAAAATCTTGGTCTGATTCAAAGTCGCAGATTGGTGCATATAAAGTGTTAGATAACGCTATTAAGGCTTGTAAAGATGGTTATTATGTTTTCGATGATTCAGGGGTAGTTGTATATCCTAAACAAACTGCTAAGCCAGTTGAACCTACAAATGAGTTATATCGAGTTAGAAAATCTTGGTCTGATGCAGGTAGCCAGTTAGGAGCATTTAGTATTTTAGATAATGCTAAGAAGGCTTGTAAATCAGGATATTTCGTATTTGATAGCAGAGGTAATGTAGTTTATTCTGCACCTGCTTCGACAGTTTCTAAGAAATCTGTAGAGCAGTTAGCTAAAGAGGTTTGGCAGGGAAAATGGGGAAATGGAGCCGATAGACGTAAACGATTAACTGATGCAGGTTATGATTATAATGCAGTACAGGCTATGGTAAATAAGTTGTATGGTTAATGAGTTGAATTTGGTATTTTAACTGTTTCAGGGGTAGTTATTAATCTTATTTTTGCTATCTTGATATTTTTTACGAAAACTCGACAATAGACTGCAATACACCGATACAATGATTAACTATTGTAGTCTATTGTTAAAATCATTAATGTTAGTATTTTAAATTACTCAATAAAGTTTGTCTTAGTTCTGTCGAATACTGTGCATTTCATATAATTATTTATTAATTTAACATCTAGGAAACTTAATAAGCACTAAAAACTTTAAGGTATTTTAGTGTTTATCAAGTTCTCTAGGTAAATAAAAATCTTAACACGAAATTTATTGGTTATTCGTATGAGGTTTCGGAAATATCGCAGAGTTCTGTCGAATAGTAGCCCATTACTTTTTTCTCCTATAATAAGATTTGATGTGAGTTGTATTCTTCAGACAGGTATTTAAAGTTATGTGCTTCGCTGTTAACCTGTCTGAGGGGTAGGCTCAAATGTTTTTGTTTATACTAACTATTACTCCATAAAATGTAATGTGTGACTTAAATAACCTAATATAAAACTATAGGTTCTTCCTACAATAGTGCTACTCAATGACAGTTAAAAATGTTAAGTTTTATTTTGAAGATTAGGTCTTTCCCTTTAGTTAAAACAATAAGTTGTAGATTTGTTTTTAAATAGTTTAAATGTGGTGATATCTATCTGAGGGGTAGTTGATTTAATTTAAAAATTTTACCGAGAGAGCTTGACTTTTTGAGACATTTTGT